TGATGGAAAGATTATTTCTACAGATGGTTTCCGTCGTTGTGAATATACGATTGAAACTACAGATGATGAATTTCCGGACATTCAATTTGAAGAAATGCCTAATGGTGACGGCAAGAAAGATAGCATTAACTTAAACAGTCTAATGGGTGATAACATTGACAACGTTGAACTTGTCGAAATGTTTGATGGAGGTTGCTGGGGCGATATTGAGTTTGAAGGTCTAGCTGAGGATGAGGAAGAAAAACTCCGTGAATTCATAGACGAAGAAGGTTTATACTCACTAGAAGATGAAGGTAATTGGTACCTAAGTGACACAGAAGTTTGGGTATGGGGACCATTAGAAGTAGAAGATGAAAATGGTAATGTACGTATTATCATTGCTGATGCTGATGGTAATGTTATTGATTTTGTTGAGGAAGAATAATGAGAAATTGGTTTAGACAAAAATTACACAACTTTATATTCCCTCATGATAATCTTGAGGTTGTAGAAACAAAATCTCATAGAAGAGGAGTTCTTGTTAGAGGATCAAGCCTTGACAGTAGAGGTATGAGTTTTACTATTCATCAAGCTAGTGGTGGATATGTACTAGAGTACTCATCATATGATGACAAGACAGATAGACACAATCACAATTTACATATCATTCCTTCTGACCAAGATATGGGTCAGGGTATCGCACACATAATCACACTGGAAATGTTAAGAAAATGAATAAGAAACTTTGGGTAGAATCATACAGGCCATCAACAGTAGCAGACTATGTGTTTGTAGATGAACGACAAAAGAATCAAGTAGAGGGCTGGGTTAAAGATGGTTCTATCCCGCATCTACTACTATCAGGTGATCCGGGTACAGGCAAAACAACGCTTGCTAAGGTATTGATCCACGAACTTGGTGTAAGTGATTATGATGTATTAGAAATCAATGCCTCACGTGAAAATAGTGTTGATGTTGTACGTAACAAGATTGTTAACTTTGTACAAACAATGCCTTTTGGTAACTTTAAAGTTGTTTTACTTGACGAAGCAGATTACTTGACACCAGCTGGGCAAGCGGCATTGCGTAATGATATGGAAGCATATCATATGACTGCACGATTTGTTTTAACTTGTAACTATCAGCACAGAATTATTCCTGCATTAAAATCACGTTGTCACGAGTTTCACATTACAAAAACAGATAAAACAGAGTTCACTGCGAGAGCGGCAACTGTGTTAGTAAGTGAAAATATTGAGTTTGATTTAGATGATTTGGATAGTTATGTACGTGCTACATATCCAGACTTACGCAAATGTTTGAATCAGTTACAAGTTAATAGTAGTACAGGTAAGTTATTGTCATCACAAACTCAAAGTAGTGGTGAAGATGAATTACTAGTAGAGGCAACTAATTTGTTTAAATCAGGGAAAATCCTTGAAGGTAGACAACAGTTATTACAATATATTGCATTGTACCCTACTCGGATTGAAGATACATATGCATGGATGTATCAGAATTTAGATTTATGGGGTAAGTCTAATGAAAAGCGTGATGCTAGTATTATTGTTATTAGAAATGGTTTAGCTAATTTAAGTATGGTAGGTATACCTGAAATATCATTGGCAGCCACACTAGTAGAATTAACGGGTGATTTATGAGATATTTATTGATTACATTCATGAGAAAGCCCGGCGGGCAGATTGACGAACAAGTTACTGTATCTAAACGTATTAAACCAAGCGACTTGCAGACCTGTAATGTTATTTTAGACTATGCAAAAAAGAAAGTAGAGAAGTGTGTTATTGAGGGTAAAACCTTAGATAGAGAATGGGATCGTATGCACGAATATTATGAACGAATTTATCCTAATCTTATTGCACAACTTGAAAAAGAAGCAAGTATTACAGAAAAGACAAACGGGGCCTAAGCCCCATTTTATTAACTATATAAGTTAAGCACGTGTTCAATTATGCAATGGCGTTGAACATCTTTTAGTTCAAACTTACATAACTGCAATCCCGGAATCACCCCCTTCCTCAATCGATTTTGTAAGTCTAATAGCCCATTGTCGGCTGTTTTACGATCGGCTTGTTCAATGTCACCAGTAATTACAATCTTACTACCGACGCCGATTCTGGTCATAATCATTTTGAGTTGACCCGGGGTTGCGTTCTGTGCTTCATCTAATACTACCCAACTGTGTTTGAAATTTCGACCTCGACAGAATGCTAGAGGTGCGATTTCCACTATTTGTTCTTCTAGCATGTGGGTTATTTCTTTTGTGGTATAGTACTCACGCAGTACATCTAATAATGGTCTCGTCCAAGGTTCCATCTTTTGATTGATATCTCCTGGTAAGAAACCGTGTTTCTCATCATCGACACCTACAGCAGGTCTGGATAAGATAATCCTATCACATTCACCATTACGCATAGCTTTAATCGCAGCCTGCATTGCTAAGTAAGTTTTTCCAGTACCCGCAGGCCCTGTGACAACAACAATATCTGTTTGTTCATCAAGTAGTGCGAGGATGTAATTTTCTTGGTTAACTGACTTAGGTATGAGATGTACAGGTTTTTTATTGACCCTTAATTCTCGTTGTGCTTGTGCGAAATCTATCGTTTTTGATTCATTTGTATAGAAAGTTTGATTATCCTGTTTTTTATTGTGTGAAAATCGTGTGTCTTGTGTTCGTAATGCGCTAGTTTTTCGTTTGCTCAAGTTAATTCTCCTTTGTAGAGCGGTGAGTTCTCATAACACTCAAATTTATTTAAGGTCAATACTTAGTGTCATAGTAGCATACTTATTGTGTAGTACTCTAGCATAAATATTAGGCTACGGTATGATTTATTGTTATTTGATGTATTCAAACCACAAAAGATAAATACTACATATGAAAACCGCAGACGATTTTTTTAACAACGTTGATTATGTAAGCATAATCGATACCGTTAAGGGTATATTTACCAGTGACGGAACTATGGCCGTTTTACTTGACTTTGAACGAGTATTAGACGAAGCTGATTTATATGCTTTTAAAAACTGGGAATTGGGTGAATTAGTCCAAGGTCCAGACGTTAAAAGATATACAGTATCCTGTGTCTTTATGTATCCATACAAGCTAATGCCTGACCCACGCGGTGCAAAAAGACTTGTTAGCGTAGGATGTAAAATCAAGTTTAAAAAGACTAAAATCAAAGTTCCTGTAGCGGTTACAGAACCAGATGATTATATTCCCGGTACACGATATCCAAAGACTGCTATGCGTGAAGTATGGTTAATCTATATTGAAATGCCTAAAGAATTAATGGATGATATCAAAGAAGGTAGTATCGATTTAGCAGGTCAAACAATTGACTTAAATGAATTAGATAATGCCTATGATGATGATTTGGATAAAGAAGATACGGGTGAAAAAGACGACCAAGAGCAAGATCAAATGGATCAAACCGGCACAGCAGATCCTGGATTAGGTGCTCCATTACCACAATTGTAATATGACTAACAAAACTATATTAACTGAAGGATTAGACTACCATGACCTTGAAGGTCAAATGTTACCTATTGTAAGTGTTGATGAATATGCCGCACATATGGGTAAAGATAGCGAAATTGTAACATTAGCATTTACAGTTAAAAGCGAAGCAGCCGGCAACGATTTAGGTGACTGGTTTGAACGTGGATATGATTGGGTGTTAGATGCACAAGTAAGTGAGGGTGAAGTAAAGCCTGGACAATATCTTGTATTCGTTGAAATGAATCGTAGAACAAGTGTACCTAAACGCATCATAGAATTATTAGATGATTTAGAAACATTGACTGCGTTATCAGTAAAAGACTGGACAATAATTGTTGACGAAGAAGAATATCAACCTGAAGAAGATATATTAAAACAAGTTATCACCATTAGTCCTCATCAATATCGTGAAGAAATTGAGCCCGAGGAAGAAGAAAAAATCAATGAAATGCGTGAATGTGCGGGATTAGAAGTTAAAGCTATTCATGCTGATAAACAAGATGCCGCTATTAAAGCATTTAAATCAATGGCAGGACTATAAAATATGGCAACAATATTACCTAAGAAGGCTGGATTTGAACAGCCCATGGCATTAGACGATGATCACCACGAAGCACTTGCGGCTGACCCAACAATACAACAATTTCCACAAGGTAGTAGTTATGGTACAAACACATCATTTAGCGGGGCTTCAGCATTTGGCTCACCTTCGGCAGGAGGCTTCGGTGGCGGTTCGTTTGGTTCATCAGGGTCGTTCTCAAATCCCGGATTCAATCAACAATCAAGTTCAGGATTCGGAAGCACACAGAATGTCAATCAATCAAACAGTAATCAACCAGTACTTACTGGTGCCGCACCAACAAATGCCGCCAGTGGTGCAGATGTACTAGTTGCTAACGACAATACAGACTGGATTAACAAAAAATGGCGTCCAGTTATGGGTTGGATCTATATGCTAACTTGTACTATGGACTTTGTTATATTCCCAATACTATGGAGTTTATTACAAGCATTAAGTAAAGGTAGTGTCACTATGCAGTGGCAACCATTAACATTGCAAGGTGCTGGACTATATCATATCGCTATGGGTGCTGTTCTTGGTATTGCGGCTTACGGTCGTACAAAAGAAAAGATTGAGGGTAAATCTTAATTTGACAAATAGTAGTAATGTGCTATAATAGTTAAATGGAACATTATCAAACTTTGGGTGTATCTAAAAACGCTAGCCCCGATGAAATTAAAAAAGCATATCGTAAGTTAGCAAGTCAACACCATCCAGACAAGGGTGGTGATACTTCTACCTTTCAAACAATTCAAACAGCATACGATATATTAAGCAATCCCGAAAAGCGTCAACAATACGATAATCCAATGCCTCAAGGATTCTCTCAGGGGTTTCCGGGTGGAGGAACTCATTTTAATATGAATGGATTCAATATGGATGAGTTGTTTGGGCAAATGTTTAGACAACAACAACATCAACATCAACGTAATAATGTTTTTAGAACTACATTTTGGATTACGTTAGAACAAGTATATTTAGGTGGCGAAGAAGTATTGAAATTACAAACACCTTCTGGAATGCATATGGTAAAAGTTAATATACCAAAAGGAATTCCAGATGGTGGACAGGTAAGATATGAAAAAGTTATAGAATCAAATGATTTAATCGTAGAATATAGAATACATAATCATTTAAAATATGATAGAAAATTAAATGACCTGTATTGTAATCATCAAATTTCTGTATTAGATTTGATTGTGGGTACTAGTTTTGAATTTACTACTATTGGCAATAAAACATTGGAAGTAACAGTGCCATCCAAAACACAACCACATATGCATTTAAAATTAGGCGGACACGGATTACCAATTCACGGTACAAACGCATATGGCGACCAAATAATATTGCTAAAACCCTTCATACCTGATATAATAGATACACGAATAACTGATAGCATTTTACTATCTAAAATACAGTAAATATTTTTTTTAAAGGAACTGGATGTGAATAATTCACCCGAAATCGAATCAATCATTGAACAAGCAATTGATTATGCTAAAAAACGTAAACATCAATATTGCACAATAGAACATTTACTGTTAGCCTTAGTAACCCATACTCCATTCAAAAAATGTTTGGATAGTTTTGGTTCTGATACTGATATGATGATTCAGGAAGTTACTGCATATATCGACAGCTTACACGCTATTGTTGCTATTGTAGATCCTGACGTAGAAGTACAACCACGTAAAACAAACAGTTTAGAACGTGTAATGAATCGCTCTGTGACTCAGGTATTGTTTACTGGTCGTAGACAAGTTACAACTATTGACTTATATCTTTCTATGGCAAGTGAGGGTAACAGTCACGCACATTATTTCTTATTAAAGTATGGTATTAATAAGAATGAGTTTGTGGCACACTGGCAAAAGACATATAAAGGTTCAGAATTTACTGCTAAACTTACAAATGACCAAGCAGATGAAATCCTTGAAGAATACACAACTAATCTAACTAATCTTGCACGTTCAGGTAAACTAGAACCATTAATCGGTCGTAGTAAAGAACTTGACGATATTGTTAATGTTCTTGCTAAACGATTTAAATCAAATGTGTTGATGGTTGGTGATCCCGGTGTCGGTAAGACTGCAATTGCAGAGGGTCTTGCAACCATGATTGCGGATAAAACAGTACCTGAATTCTTGCTTGACCATGAGCTATATTCACTTGAAATTGGTGCGTTGCTTGCTGGATCTAAATATCGAGGTGATTTTGAAGAAAAAGTTAAAGCGGTACTAGATGCATTAAACACTAAACGCAAAGCAGTATTGTTTATTGATGAAGCACACACAATGAAAGGTTCTGGTGGTAGTACTAGTGGGTCAATTGACTTTGCTAATATGATTAAACCTGCAATTACTAAAGGTACATTAAAAGTTATAGCAAGTACAACTTGGGAAGAATTCTATGAATCTTTTGAGAAGGATCGTGCGTTAATGCGTAGATTCTATCGTATTTCAATTGATGAACCATCACACGATAGTACCGTTCGTATCCTTAAAGGCCTAAGCACACGATTGAATGACTTCCACGATGTTGAAATTTCAGAAGAAGCAGTTAATTCCGCAGTAGAGTCAGCCGCACGATATATTCACGACCGTAAAAATCCAGATAAGTCAATTGATTTGCTTGATGCGGCTTGTGCTAAACAACGTGTTGCAGGTAATAAAGGTGCAATTATTACAAAAGACTTGATCCACGAACAAGTTGAACGATTTACAGGTGTACCTGCTGATAAACTTAATGGTGATAACTTTGACCGTATTAATAGCCTTGAGGTCAATATCAAAGGTAAACTATATGGTCAAGATGAAACTATTGAACAGGTCTTAGAACGTGTATATGTTTCATTTGCTGGTATTGGTAATGAATCAAAACCAACAGCAAGCTTTATCTTCTTAGGCCCAACAGGTACAGGTAAAACAGAGTTAGCTAAGTTATTAAGTAAAAACCTTGATATGCCATTACTCAAATATGATATGTCAGAATATGGTGAAAAACATTCTGTGTCAAGTTTGATTGGTCCTCCCCC